CCATTTCACAAGTGATTCCCCGGTCTTCACACAAGGTCACTTCAATCAATTCATGGAGCGCCACCAGCAAGGCGTATTTGCGCCCGATTTCGGAACTGACGTTGATTTTGAGGGTGCCATCCGGGCCACGTCGCCAATCGCCCACCGTGGGATAGGACTGTTGCGCGTGCGGAATGGTTTGGATGATGATTTTCATTCGTCTTTATCCAGGGCTTTTTGGCTGGCCTTGGCGCTTTCCTTTTTCAAGTGAATATCCGTGGCGGTGGACACGGCTTTGCGCCGCTGATCGCCAACGTGGCCAACTTCGGCATGGCGCCGGGCCTGTTGGTCCTTCACTTCTTGGGTGCGGAGTTTTTGCCGGGCCATCAACTCATTGTGTTTCAACTTCTGGTTGGTCAACGCCTGTTCGGCTTGCAGTTTGGCCTTGGTTTCGGCCAACAGGAGTTGGGCCTTGCCTCCGTCCTTTTGCTGGGCCCGCTTTTCCATTTCGGCTTGCAGCTTTTGTTGCAGCTTTTTGAGTTCGTTGGTCAACTGCATCAAGTCGTGGTTGAACTTCTTGTAGAGTTGCTCGTTGCCGGTGTCCCCCTTCATGCCGTGAATGAGCTTGCCCAGGTATCCCACCACGTTTTGCAACCCGGTGAGTTCTTTGGGTGTGGGCACCTTGGTGGTTTTCTCAATGCTCACGATGTAACCGCCCGCCAGCCCCAACAGGGTTTGAATCTGCTGAATCGGGTTCAGCCCTTCCGGGATTTGCGGGGGCAATCCCAGCATCATCAGCGGGAAGGCGTTGGCGGCGGCGTTGCTGGCTTCACTCACCTTGGGCGGGTTGATCTTCACCCAGCGGCGGGCGCGTTTGGCACCCACCATTTGCACGGCGGCATCATGCAGGGCTTCCGCTTGCGCCGTGGGGTCCAACATGGGCCGGAGCTTCAAGGCGTTTTCGGATTCAACCATCGCCATCGTGGGATTGCCGTTGCCCAAAGGCAGGTTTATTTCCACGCGCCACTTTTTTTCGTCCAGCCACTCGCGCGGGATGCCGGATTTTTTGCATTCCTTCTGGAATTCAACCACGTCCTTATCGTCAGAGCCTTGGAGGCAGAAACGGCGGCAGATTTCCTTGGCGGCGAATTTTTCATAAATGCCAGCGGTCAACATCAGGCCGGACAGCATGGCGTTGTTTTGCTGGACGTGGACGCCCACTTCAAACGCGGTCTGTTCCTTTTTGGTGCCGGTGTCAATTTGTTGGGTGTAGGCAGTGGACGCCTCCTGTTGCAGTTGTTTGGTTTGGGCCATCACGGATTCCAGCGCGGCGTCCACTTGGTGGCGCTCACTTTGGGGGATGATGTTGACGCCCGGTTTCAAGACGGCCAGATTTTGGAACACCTGAATTTGGGCGCGGGCACGGTCCACGGGGTCCGTTACGCGGAGCATGATGTTGAATTGGTCCAGCGTGTGTTGCAGCAACCGGCAGCGGGTGTAATCCGTCCAGTAGCATGGCTCGAACAAGGCAAAGCCAAGGCTGCGGACGCTGTGATACATGAATGGTGCCTTGTTGTTCAGATCGCCGAACTGGACATGGAGGATATGCCGCCAGGTTCCGGCCACCGGTTCTTGTGACTGGCAAACAAATTCGTCCTCGTCGGCGGAGGTGGTGCCAGCGGTGTTATTTTCGGGGACCACCTTCAAATTCCAGTTCCCGTCCTCGTCCTCGTGGTAAAAATGCCAAAGGTTGATTGTGGGCATGGCGTCCCCGGTCCAATAACCGGCGTTTTGCTTGCGCAATTCCTCAAACTTTTCCGGGACACTGTTCCAATCGTAGTTGTTTTCGGCCATGACGGTGTTGCATTCCTGCACGCTGGAAAGCAGCTTGGCCACGGCGGGTCGGTTCCATTGAAACTTGCTGACGGCATCAGAAAACGCCTTGCGCGAGAGTTCGCCCGGGGTGTAGGGGATGCGGACGGCAAACCACGTCAGGTTGCGGAAAGACAATTCGGTGTCGGTGGGAACGCGCAAGTCCTCAATGGCAACGAAGCGCGGGAGCCAGGAGAATTCATCTTCCCAAAGCATCGGACCGATGCCGTGACACACCACCGCCGCCCAGCGGGAGCGGTGCAGTTCAAAGAATTGCAACGCGCCTTCGCCTTCCTTCATGCGCTCGTTGATGGTTTCCGTAATGATGCCTTCCCATTCGGCGCGGACTTCATCCGGGGATTTGGGCAAGGACACGTTGAAAAAATTGGGCGGGGACATGAAGTTGGAAAGGTACTGGCGGCGGGCATGGGACAGCGCCCCCATGAGTTCGCCCCAGCGGTTGAAAATCTTCATGCCCAGCCGCTTGGCCTCGTCCTCGTCAAACAGCGGCTCATTGTTGGCGGCGCGGTTGATCAGGACGCGGTTTTCCCCGCGTGAAAATTCGGCTTCATCCCCGGCACGGATGGTGTCTAAGACTTTGGATGGTTCTGAAAAATTTGGCATAGTGTTTCCTTGGGTATCCAGCAGTGGGCCGGAAATTTGGTAAGCTGGTCATCCGTGGTGTGCGCCCGGATATGGCGGATAGGCACCCAGACTTTCAGGGAGAGAACGCAACGGCAGGTTTTGCAAACGTGCAAGTCCGGGTCACGGGCGGTGCGCAAGTTGACTTGCTGTTTGATTTGCAAGCCTTGCTTGATTAGCCTGGCCACGTTCAGCTTTAACTGCGAAGTGTGAACCGGGCTGTTTTGCGGACAGTCCCAGCAAATGTCAGCGCGTTCTTGGGCCAGGGCGGGCGTGACCGGCTCCCCGCCGCCCCCCAGCCAGTCCCGGAGGATGGCCAACGCTTGGGCGTCATCTTTGAATTCTTGCAGCAGGTTCATGGCTCAATCACAAGTCCGCACCCGACGCAGCTTTTACGGAAAAAGGGGTGGTTGTCGTGGATGCGGGCGTAAGGTTCAGCACAGTCCCAGCAATAGGCTTCACTGTTGTTGCGGACGGCACAGTTGAACTTGTCCACGTCTTCAAGGGACTCCGGTAAACTGGCACGGGGAAGACGGTTGGCGACCCGAAACGCACTGACAGCCTTGGCCACTTCCGTAATGATCGGGTTCGGGGCAAAGACGTGGTAAATGCCCGTGGTTTGGGTGAACACATAATTGTTGGGGATGGCTTGGTTATGTGATTTGAGGATGAACATATTCAGGCAAAAGCGTTGGGGGTGGAGCGTTTCAACATGCCGGACTTCAACAGGGCGTCCCATTCCTTGGTTTCGGTTTCAAAGAAGTCTTCTTCCTTGCCGGACGGCGGCTTGACGTCGCGGCCTATGCGTTCAATGCGGAAGCCCAGCCGGCGGGCACCTTCCACCCCGATGGCAAATTGGTCGTACAAGTCGGGGGATTTTTTAATCCGCTCCTTCATGTCGTCCTTGGTTTCGACTTCCACCTTGTTGCCCGCCACCACTTTGAACAGGCGCAACTGGCCTTCCCGGGCGGTTTCGAGGGGCAAATCACGCACCTGCCCGGATTCAATGGCTTCGCGGGTGCTGAACCACATTTCCGTGACGAATTTGGAGTAATGCTCGTCGCAGCGTTTGAGGCGACGGACGCCGTTTGGCTCGTCCACGAACAAATCGAACCGCACGGGCCTATCGGTGGGCCTGCCGCCGGAGTCCACAGGCACCGGGCAGGCCGCGCCGAATTTCTTGGCGAAAGCAAAGCCCAGCGTGCCGCGTCCAAAAGCATCGTAGAAGATGTTTTCCGGCGGGATGCGCAGGGATTGACTGCGTTGCCAGATAAAATCGGCAATCTGTTCTTCTGGTTCGATGCCGCAGTGGAGGCGGATGGGGATGATCTCCGGGCTGGCGACGGAAAGAATCCATTGACCGTTCTTGTCGGGTCCGAACTGCAATTCTCCGCCGACGCAACGATCTCCACCGCCATACGCCGGGTCGAGGGCGTAGAGTTTGGTTTGGCCAGCGCCCTGCCAGATGGCTAAATCGAAGGCATGGTGTCGTTCGCACAGGCCGAGGGTAATGACGCGGTTTGACACCATGCCCTTGGAAGGCTTCCCAATCCCTTGTTGATAGACCTGCCACGAGTCCGCGCCGTAAGTCGCCACGAGCTTGGGAACGAAATCCGCGCTGGCCAGAAAGGCGTATTGGTCTTTTGGCTCGTCCCCGTTGGGGGTGTCCCGGCCATCGAAGGCCAGGCAGAATGAATCGTGCCAGCGGGAGCGCCAGACTTGAGTTTTTTCGTTGTCAATGAAGGCATCCCAGCCGCCTACCGGTTCGCTGGCCGTGCAGAGGGGGTCCGAAATGTCGGTGGGGTTGCCCGCCATGACGCCCTTGAACCGGGCGTTGGCCATCCAGTTGGTGTAGCCATCCAACAAGGAAGGTTGCATGACGGCCACCTCGTCCCCGTAATGCTTCAAAATGCCATCGTTCTTGCCGGGGCTGGACGGGGGTTTGACGCCTTGAAACTTGGACATGCCCACGAAGCGCCCCCCGGAGACGCACGGGACACACACCAAGCCCTTGTTGATCTCGCGGGCGAATTGCGAATCCTCGTCCACTTCATCCGGGACAATGGCCAGCTTGGATTCGAGGACGTAGCCGGGGAGTTCAGGGAAACGGGTTTTGGCTCGATTGAACAGAAATTTAATGCCGCGTCCCCAAATGCGCAGTTCGAGCGAGCGAATGTCGGTGGAGGACAACAGGGACAAGGTGGTATGCGGGAAGGCAAAAAAATCAATCAAAGCATGGACGGCCATGAGGTAGGTCTTGCCGCTGGAAGCGCAGCCCAGGAGGACAGTGACCTTATTTTCAACGATGGCGGTGAGTCCCTGAACGAACCAGCGGTGCGGCTGATCTTCGGGCCAAAGGAGCCGGTGCGCGGCCAGATAATGGGCCACGGCTCCGGGTTGGCCGTAACGCCGCCGAATCATCCCCAATTCAATTTCCAGCGGGGAGGCATCATCGGGCCAGGGTATGCCATACTGGTTCACGGGGCGAATGTAGCACTTGCAAAACATTGTAGCAAGGGCTACAAATAGGGCATGAGTGTTCTGACCTTATGCCCGGTGTGGGTGTTCGGAGACGGATTTTGCACGGCGCAGACTCCGGTGGTGTGCAACCCCCCCATGACCTACAACGCCACGTTGGGCACGCCCACGGCCCAAGGCATCGTGCCGCCCTACACCAACCTGCCCGCACTCATTTACGACCTGAACGGGGTGGGTGACTCGTTTGGCTGGAACCCCGCAGCCGGAATTTGGACATGAAAACTTTACCCTGCATCCTGCTTTTGCTGTGGCCCTGGTTCGCCATGTCGGAAACCACGTCCTGGACGACCGTTTCCAACCTCGTTTCCACACTGAATAGTACCCTGCTGCAAAACAACGTGATGGCGGGGGCCAACATTTCCGTGACGGCCAGCGGGAACAAGATCACCATTGCCAACACTGCGTCCAGCGGCACCACCTTGAATGCCGGTCAACTCAACGCGATCAACTATGCCGTGACCAATGGCGCGGGCGGGGGCACGTTCAATTTCCTGCCTGCCAATTATCCCACCCTAAGCGGGGCCGATACGTTCAACAATTTGCAAACCATCTTGTGGAATTGGGAGAGTTTTGGGTGCAACAATGCGGGCGCCACAACCTTGCTGACGGCCAACAACGAACACGGATACCGGATGTTTTTTCCCAACTATTCGGGCACGAGTTTCAGTACTGGTTTTCTGGGGTTGGATTCGCCCGCACAAAGCACCACCACCCTCGATCTTGGGGCCGCAAGTGCGCCTGCATCACCGGGCGTGTCGCAAATCTTCTTTGACACCGGAGCAACGTACAATGCCAACGCCACCCGCTGGTGGACGCTGGACAGCAGCGGGGACTTGTACCCGTACCAGTCCAATCCCACTTACTCACTGGGTTTGGCCGCGGCTCCAATCGCAAAGGCGTTTGTTTCCAACACGGTGGCGGGTTCGCTTTGGACGGGCATTATCACCAATGGCTTCCAAATCTGGTATTCGTTTACAAACACCCCGCCCGTGGACACCAACCACATCTACTTGGCCACCGTCACCAATATGCAGGGCTGTTTTTTTGTGTGGAGCAATGCCGCCGGAAACGGGCAATGGATGAAGAAATGATATGCCCATCCAGCCACCACCCAACCGCATTTACGGTTTTCTGAAAAGCTTCCCCAAAGGGGTGAATTCAGACGTGGACCCGCTGTTGTTGGAGCCGGAGCAACTTTCCTTTGCCCAAAATGCCACGGTGCGCGGTGACTTTGTCCACCAGCGCCCGCCGTTTTTGAATCTGCCTTTGGTGTTTCAGAGTGCGCAAACGCAACTGGACTTCAACACGGGCATCTTCCAAGGGGCGTGCTACTTTTTGCCGGACAGCGGCGAAGCCTGCATCATGGTGGCGGTGGGCGGGAACCTGTTTCAACTGACCGTGGAAAACGGGTCTTGCTATGTCGAGGAAATTATCTTGGGCACAAATATCGTTTCCGCGCCATCCGCACCCACCGGGCTGACCGCCACGGCGCAAGACAACGCAGTGCTGATAACCTGGACGGCTCCGGCCAATGCCAACAGCTACAACATTTTGCGGAACACCACGGGGAGCGCAACGACTTACACTACGATTGCAACCGCAGCGAGTGGAACCGGCTATGTGGATGGCACGGCGTTGAATGGCACCGCGTATTATTATGCAGTACAAGCAGTAAACGGAGGTGGGACCAGCGGTGATTCCGGCCAAGTGACGGCCACGCCATTTGCGCCCACAACCGCCCCAGCAACGCCAACTGGTTTGGCGGCAACTGCGTCCAGTGGCCAGATTGTGTTAGCGTGGAACAGCGTGTCCGGGGCATACTTTTACTCGGTCTTTCGCGGAGTCACGTCCGGCGGTGAGTCGGCGACCGCGTTGGCTAGCGGGTTGACAACGCCCAACTATACGGACAATTCCGTGAGCAATGGGATAACCTACTACTATACAGTGAGCGCAATCAATTTTGTGGGCACCAGTGGAAAATCAAGCGAAGTCAGCGCTTCTCCGCTTTCGGCTCCGGCGGCACCCACCGGGGTTTATGCTTACGGTTTTACCGCTTGGGCATTATTGCTATGTTCTGCGGTGCCAGCGGCCACCAGTTACAATTTGTACCAGGTGAGTGGCGGGGTTTACACCAAGCTTGCCAGCGGCCTTACCGCGCCAAGTTTTGCTGGCAATTCCGTGCTGACGTATAACGCCACAGCTTTAACGAATGGCACGACGTACAGCTATGCGTGGACAGCGGTAAACGCCAATGGCGAAAGTGCATATTCCGCCACCATCAGCGCAACGCCTACCGCCTCGATACCCGCGATTCCAAGTAATGCAGCTATGACGGTTAGTGCCACTGGCATCACTATTTCTTGGACGCCAGTAGCGGCAACGGGCTACCTCGTGGCTTTCGGCGGTTCTCCCATCGTGTATTTGCCGCCCGCAGCCACTTCCAGCACGGGCCAGTATTCATTGTCTTTCAATGCGGTATCTGGGACCACCTATTATGGGACGGTGCGGGCGGTAAATCTGACCACCGGCGCAATCAGCAGCGTACCGGCATTGTCTGGACATTATTAGTCTATGCCCATCCAATCCAACACCGCGTTGCAAAACTGGCTTTGGCAGTCAGAAAGCTGGGTTATTTGGACGGACGGCCAATCCCTGCCGGTGTTCTATGATGGCAACACGGCGCGCAAATCGCTGGGCGGGTCACTGGTCAACTTGGGGTCCACGTCCGCCTTTTTTGCCATTCCGGCTCAAAACCAATATGTGACGGTTAACCTTTCCGAAAACTTCACCGGCAATCTGGGGCCGGTGTTGATCAATGCCGCGCTTTATGACGTGGTGGGCATTACGTCCAAGGGCACCGGGAGCGTCAGTCAGCTTTCTTTGGCCGGCATCATCTACAACCAGCTTGGAGGCACGGATTTGATTGCGCCAGGCACGGCGATTTTGCTCAACAGCAAATATCTTGGCATGATCGAAGATGCCACGGACGCGAACGGAAACAGCATCAGTGCTTTTCCACCCTTGGCCGTGGCGGGTGTGGCCGGAACGGCTTTCACGATTCCAGTGAGCGGGTTAAGCCTTTTTGATTCTGCCAAGATATTAGCGCAAGGAATGGCCCTCTTTTATGCGAGCAACAC